CACTTGTAACGATTTTTGGAACCCTTAAGTCGTTGAAAACAAAGAGAGTGCGCGGAAAAGTTTGCGTGTTACACAAAAATACGCGAAACACCCATAGGAGAGAAAATATAAATATATAGGGGGGGGTATATAAAAACATATAGAGGGGGGTATGGGGTCGTCGTCTCATGGTGTTATTATTATATATATTGTAACACTGTAATTTATATATATATATATAGTAAAATCAATGGGTTAGGGGGGTACAAATTGTGTTCAAAGGTGGGTTACGCCGTCAAATTTGAAACACATTGGAAGCAGGGTTTTGAATGTTATCCACGGGTTAGGTTTTTCGGGGTCAACAATATCAACGACTTAGCAGGAGGCGGGTGTGAGCGATCGAAAACAAGACACCGAGATGCACCCAGAGCCGTGGAAGAGGATCAGAGACGCCCACGATGACCTGATCGTGGATGCGATTGGCGACATCGCTGTCTACAGCGGACAGGATGGCTGCGTCGGCGGGCGGCATTTTTACAAGAAAGTCTATTGACAGCGCCGCGTGACCACAGCCATGATGCTGTGGACACAACCCGAGGAGGCGAACATGAAAGTTGAGTGCAACGAGCAAGTGCCAGCACCCCTATCGGCCCATGATCTAGCGGGTGCGGACGCGGTGGCGTTCGGCACCGGCGCAACCCAGACTGACGCGCAAGGTACCGTCCGCCACGTCCCACAGGATGCCTGGGTCAAGGCGCTGAATGATGTCCAGACTCTTACCTACGAGCGGACGCGGGTGGCTTCCGCCCTGGCCGAGGTCCAGCGCGTGCTGAAGGTCAGCGGCTCGGGGGATGATGGCCTGTCCGCGAAGCGGGTCGCGGAACTGCTGAACCGGATCGGCCCCGTGCTGGACGACGTCAACGAGCGCCAGCGGCTGCGGGACAACCCGCCGATTGTGTACGACCCGCGCGGCGTCGTCGGCAATCTCGCGGCGAGGGGTGGCTGATGTACGACAACCATTACGCGCACGCCCATCTCGCGGCGCGCAAGATAACCCTCGCGATTGAGAGCCTGAACCTGAGCATCCGCGAGGGAAAGGCGCTGGGCGTCCAGGTGACGATGCTCACCGAGGATGACCCCGTCCTCGCCGTCCCGCGCATCGTTGCCGACATCGCCGTATTGCACGCCCGGGTGCGACGGGTTGTCGATCGGCGGGAGGTGCTGCTGGACGCGGATCCGGCGCTGGAAAAAGAGGAGGAGACATCATGCCGAAAAGAATGCCAATAGTCCGTCGCTCCGACGACGACATCATCGCAACGAGGAGCCTGAAACCCGGCGCGTCCGGCGCATGGGCTGGAGCCGACGGCAAGGTGACGATCGCCAAGGCGAGGGCGCTCTACGACTCCGGTCTCGCCGAAATGGCAACGGGTCGGGTCGGCGATGTGCAACAACTGTTTTGCATTTTGCGAAAAGATCCGGTCGAGCCTCGGTTCTATTTCCGACAATCCCCGAACCCACGCGTCAGCGTTCAGCGGGCACCGTGGGATGAGTGATAGCCCCACTTCTACCTCGTCGAAGATGGTGGAGCGCGTGGCGAGGGCGATTTGCGTTTCCGATTGCACGCCCTTCACGCCAAGCGATGATTATTGGAAATTGTACCTCCCGCACGCTCTTGCGGTCATGAAAGCCATGCGGGAGCCGACGGAGTCGATGGTCGCCGCCGCCGCGCCCGCCCATGACGGCGAGCGGCTTATCCACAGGGTCGCCTATCGGCTCATGATAGACGCCGCCCTATCCGAGACCCCAGAGATGGGAGAGCGGTGATGGCTGGCGACTGCCCGACCTGCTGGAACCCCCGGTACAACGGCACGCGCCATTGCCATAGGCCGACGTGCCCGAAACGCCGTGGCGCTGGCGCGCCGAGATCGCAAGACAGACGACGAGAAGCGCCGCAGGCGACGGCCTCAATAATCCAGGGCCCGTGGGATACGTTCGAAAAGCGTGTCGACGTGGGCGATTTAGGCGACGATTTACCCGTACCAGGAGGAAAAAAATGAACGCGATTGATGACGTGAACAATAACGCTGAGTTCGAAGAGGCCATGCGGATGGGGATGGCGAAGGAGGATGCCCAAGCGGCTGCTGACGCGCCTGCGCCTGCGTCCGACGAGAGGGCGGAGGCTATGTCGCAGGCCGCCGTCCGCGAGAAGCTCATGGATGACATCAGCGATCTGGTTGAGGCGGCGCAGGCCGACCACGATATTGGGCTGGTCGCGGTGGTTTTGTCCGAGTCCAAGGACGAGAGCCCGTTCCGGGTGGCTGGACAAGGCGTCGTGGTTAGCGGGAGCCTGAGCGAACTGCAGCTTGCGGCCAGCGAACGGTATTTTCGCAGCGGTCTCGATGCCTTCTGCAGGGACAGGGACAGGGGCGATATGGCTCAGATGTTCGCGGCGATGATGGGGGACGAGGAATGACACTCTACCGCAAGAAACCCGTCACGATCTCGGCGTTCCGGTGGCCCGCGAGCTATGGCGACTGGCCGCAGTGGTTCCGCGACGCCGCTGTGGCCGGGCTGGTCGAGGTCGAGGGGGAGCACGAGAAAAACCGCGTGCTGATCCGACAGGACCGAGGGTCGATCGATTATGCTAACCTGGGCGATTGGATCATCCAGGGCGTCGAGGGCGGGGTCTATCCGTGCTCTGACAGCGTGTTCCAGGCGACGTATGAGCCGGTCGACAACATTGGTGAGGGTGTCGGATGAGTGATCCCCAGGTCCGGTTCGAGTGCGAGAATCCGGGGTGCATCCGCGACTACAGGCACTTGCGTGACGCGGCGCGAAACACCGGATCCATACTCTGCCCGTGCGGGTACGCGTTGCGGCGGTACCCGCTGCGGGAGATCTGGGGCGATGATGCCAACCTGAGAATGAGCAACGTCGGAGGTGAGAAAGTGAACGATAGCAACGACCCCGAAGTCATCAGCGACCTGCACATGCTGATCATGCATCGCAACCCTGTCATGCCGAACCCGTCGCCGAGAGGACACAACGATGTGACCGGGCGCTCGTATACCGGGGTACACGCTGCTTGCAACAGTGCGCTTGCCGAGGAGGAGGCTATAGCGAGGCTGTGCCAGGACTGGTGGGCCGAGTTCCGCCGGGTGGTGCCGCCGATGGTGCCCGTGTGGTGGCGGACCCTGCCGCAATTCCTCCGCCCCGGCGACGGTGTACCTGTTATGGGATCATCGACCCCGGAGTCCGGGCAGTACCGCATAGTTGCTCGGTTGGACTGGCTGAAGTCGGCTGATAGCGACCGCACGTCGTATACGTTCCCGTCGTGGGTGATCAACCCTACGGGTCAGGTGGAGATCGCCGATTTCGGCTGGGCTCTTGGCCGCCTGCGCGAGGGCCACAAGGTCGCTCGGGCGGGGTGGAACGGGAAGGATATGTTTCTCTACCTCGTGGAGGGCAGCCGGTTCACGGTCAACCGAGAGCCGTTGCTGTCGATCTTAGGCGAGGGCACGGCGGTTGACTACCTGCCACACATCGACATGAAGACGGCGACTGGCGAGTTCGTGCCCTGGCTCGCGTCCCAGACCGACATGCTGGCGACGGACTGGGAGGTCGTGGCGTGAGGTTAATCGTGTTCTTTAGTTGACGCCGCCGCCCATCCATGCTGCAATGTGGCCACATTTTTGAACTTGAACCACGGAGGTGCATATGGGCGCGGGGGTGTAATGCTCCCGGATCGAAGCCAACAAAGCTGTTTCCTTTCGAGCCAAAAGACCGGCGGGGGCCTCGGCCCCCGCTTCCAACCATTTGGAGGCGACAATATGTCCGTCGAAGATCTTCACACCATGAATACCGGAAAGCCGACCCAGGACGCGGAACCGGACCCCGGCACTCTGCGGACGTTCCGCTGATTGAGGGGCAGGCCCTTGAGGAGAGCCGAGTCCGTCCGTAAGTCGGGCCGGGCGCACGGCCCGCAGGACGCAGGGGCGCGGTGCCGACGGGTGCCGCGCCCCATTTTCTAACGGGGTGCAGGACAAGGCGACCCGCGACCTGCGCGCCACGATCAAAACACTGGGGAGGTGATGATGCCGCCGACAGCGGACAATCTCTGGTCGCCGGAGCGCGATCAACTGCTGAAGGATCTCTGGGCCGACGGCGGAATGAGCATCACGGAGATCGCGAAGATCATGGAGGTCAGCCGGGGGGCGGTCGCCGGTCGCAAGAACCGCCTGGGCCTGCCGAAGCGTGCAGTGCCGAAGAACCTGGAAAGGCCGAAGCAGAGGCCTATCAGGACAGCCCCAGCGTCGCGACCTGACCGGCGACCGTATGAATTACGGAACGACCCGCCGCCTCGGGGGAGGTGCCCGTGGATCGAGGGCGACCCGCGCGGGGATCCGGCGAACGCGTTCTACTGCTGCGAGGAAGTGATGACCAGCGCAACCGGCGAGCGATCAATATATTGCGTCGAGCATCACGGTAAGGCATATTTGACACAGCAGCAGGCCGCCGCGCGGGCCAGACGGATCAAGAGGCGTCTCAAGCGCGGCAAGTCGACGATAGGCATGTGAGGTTAGCGTTGGTCGGGCCCCGGTCATTTTGATCCCTCCAGGATCGGATTCGCCTCCGGTGACCGGCGATAGATGGCGGCGGCATCCCCCCATTGTTCCCGGCCAACGCTAACCGCACACACCTCGCAGAGAGAGGGCCCGGCACAGAACGTGTCGGGCCCTCGGCGTTTTAGGGTTTCATGAACGAGCCGCCGAACTCTGGGAGATCCGTTCCTTTCAGATGAAAACTTCGTAGACGTGGGTCACGCGGCTGCGGGCGATGCAACCTTCGTCCGCCGGGCGTGGCCCGTTCTGGTCGGTGAGCCAGCCGTTGCGGACGACGATGAAGTGTCGACCCGCGCGGATCAGGTAGGTCCGGCCCTTGACGCCGTGGCGATCAAACCACTTGCCGAGCGTGCCGTGCGCCTTTCGGGGTTGCGGCTCCCAATTGACGCCGAGGGTATCCAGCACCTTCTCGTGGTCTGTAGTTTTCGTCCATCCGATCCAGCGCGGCCCGTAGCCGCAGACATCGCGATAGACGTCCATCATTTCGCGAACGGGCACATTGACGACTGCCGCGAGCGCGACCGGACCGCAATTAGGGACACCAGGGACGGCACCGGTGACCGGGCCGATGCCGGGCGGGATCGGGCGAGACGTGACAGTCCCGTCCGAGCGAAGGGTAAAGCGGGTTGTGGTCATTAATTCGCCTCCTTGGTTGAGCGGGGCGGCCTAAGCCGCCCCGCTGGTTAGAATGAAAGTGCCGGACGGCACCGGTGTTTGGAGGGAACACCTGCCTCTTTGCGGAAGCGATCCCAGGTGCGGTTGGCGCGCGCAAACGCTACGCGGACCGCACGGTCGGCATCTTCGCCGGTAACCCCGAACTCTTTCAGGGTATCCCGCGCCGATCCGGCCTCACTCAGCCCGCAGAGTTCGCGGGTGGAAATGATAGCATCGGCGGCAGCGTCAATTGCCTCGTTGGATACAAACGCCATAATGACCTCCTTGGTGTGCGTTAAATCTACACACATTGTATAGATCCACATGATGTCGTCAACGAAAAAAAATCACAACGATTGTGAAAAAAGATGTTGCGCTGTGTCCACAGGCCTGTATGATGCTCGGAGTTCAACGCAGCAAGGAGATACGAGATGACCAAGCACGACAAAGAGCGGTGGGTTCCGGCGAGCGGTGGCACCGAGACGCCGTTCAAGTCCCGCAGCGGCGTCACCTTGCTCTACGTCTGGGAAGTCAACAGCGGTCGGCACGCGTACATCAACGTCGACACCGACATGATCCTGACCCAGGAAGACGCCGATGCGGCGCTCTGCCTGTCCTGACCGAGAGGAGACTCACCATGTACAACTTCACCACCACCGACGAGCTTCGCTACGACAGCCTGCGAGGCCTCACGGTCCCGCGCACGCTGGCGCAGGAGTTTGAACTGCTGAACACGCAGATCGCCAGCGTGCGGCGCTCGCTGGAAAAAGCCAAGGCCTCGGCGCAGCAGTGGCTGGACAGCCCGGGCCGCTCGAACGAAGACCGGCTGATCATGTACGCCCGCCGGATGGACGAGGTCAGGCGGCTGAGAAGCGTGTGGGGCGACCTGATCGCGAAGATGAAGACGTTCGATGTCGAAACGCAACCCGATCGCTAAGGCGGTCAAGCGGATCCGGCCACTGGTGGTTCGGGACCGCTCAAAATACACCCGCAAACTCAAGCACAGGAGGCAGTGATGACGAGGATTGACGTGACGAGAACGACCAGCACGGTGACGCGAACAACGATCCGCATAGACGCCGAGCGCGTCGCGGACCTTCTGTTGGGCCACATCCGCGAGAATGCGGATGGTGTCAGTTGGGAAGAGGATCTAAAGGACGCGCAGGTCGCTGGCATTGAGTTCGTCTACGATAACGACGGCGGATATTTCGATGGAGTCGTCTTCGAATTTACATCAACCAAGGATGTCTGACATGCCAAAATACGAAACCACGCTGGACCTGATCCTGGCGTTCAAGGGCGCGCGAGCGCGCGTCCATGGGGCTGACGACCCGATCCAGATCGAGGCCGTTGATGATGGGTTGTTCCGCGTGGCCATGCGGGACGGGTTGAAGGCGGGCACATTCAGGCGTGACGCTATCGAGAGATCGATCGACAGTCTGAACGCTCAGGCCGACAAGGTGGAGAGGAGGGCATCATGACCCGCGAAGCCCTCGAATCGTTGCTGGGTGAGATGTCTTGGACGAACCGTCGTCTCGCGGCGGAACTGGGCGTCCACGAAAACACGGTGTGGAACTGGCTCCATGGCCGCACGCCGATCCCCCGAAGCATCGCGCTGGCGTGCCGCGCGCTGAAGAAAGGCCTCGCGCCTTACGACAGCCCGGCGTGATATTGGTCCGCGTTTATAGCGAACACCCGCGCACGATAAAGGCCCCCAGGAGAGATTCTGGGGGCCTCGACGCGCATCAAGGCTTTGCAGTCCAATCCGCCCAGGCGATCGGGGGCCGGATCCTGATGGTGAATTTCTCAGCCATATGGCCTCCAGCAGGCTGGACACATCCAACGATAGATCTTGAGCGTGCCCCAGTCGATTGTCGACGCGTATTCGGCCCAACGCGGCCTGCGGATCGCGTCGCAATGGCGGCACCGCCGCCATCCCAGGCGGATGCGGAGCCGGTGGAACCAACCCATCATCGCTCTGGCCTCGGTTCTGGTTTCGGGGGCACCCGCACGCAGCGCATGTCCCTGACCGCCCAGCCGAGCGGCAACCGGGCGACCAGCGCCATCTGATGCTCGGCGCATGCGAGCTTGTCGGGGTAGGTTGTCTCGCTGGGCAGCGGTGGGGTGCAGTACCCAGCGAGACATAGGACGAGATAGCCGACGATCATCAGGCGGCCTCGAAGGTGAGGCCATCGTTCGAGAAGCCGTCGACCAGCGCCTCAATGAAGCGGTGCTCGACGACGAGAGAGTTGCCGAACCACAGGGCGTCGTCGTCGACGTGTCCGTCGAGCCACTCGCGTGCGTGGTCGGAAACAGGGCGCACGGAAAACACGGTGCGCTGGTCGTTAATGATGAAATCGGTTTCGATCTGCATGGTTTCGCCTCCGTAAGATCTGCCCCCACTATACGTGGTGTGGCCACGCCGTCAACAAAATTGTGGACACCCGCCCTCCGGCGTGGCAACAGTTCACTATGAGCGATGAACAGCAACCAATCCCGATGACGTCGATATTGAAACTTCGTATCGATGAGCATCTCAAACTGGCAGCCGACAAACACGCGGTGGCCAAGGGCATGACCACGAGCGATCTCGTTCGGCAGCTTCTGCGGGAGGAGACGGGGGTGGAGTGAAGAGAGCCGCCCGAAACTTGACGTCCCGAACGGCTCTCAATGTGCTGGGGGGGCAACCACCAGCCCCTCGTACATGAATGAGGCCACAACAGAAATCAATTGATTTTTTACGGCACCCCCCGCATCTTCGCGTCATGGGTAGACGAAAGAAGATCGTACCGGGTGCCGTAGCGGCGTCAGAAAAGGTCGCTCCAGGAACCCCCACGGACGGCGAGAGCGTCGCTGATTTTGTGCGTCGTGAAGTCCAGCGCGCGTTTGGCATTGTGGCCGAACGAGGTCGCCCGCTTGCCGCGTTGCTTGCGAACGAACTGGAAAACAAGCCTCTCTCGACGCTGGGCGCGATATCCAAGTACATCCCGAAAGAGATCGAAAACCGCAACGTGACGCGGACGCCGCTACAGGATCTGTCGGACGCGGATCTGAGGGAGTTGGTCGATTATGTCAAGCGAGCAGGGGTCGGGGAGCCTGGGCAGTCTGTCCGAGGCGATACTCCGGGAGGATCTACGCCGCCGGGCGTCTCGGAAACTGATACCGTTCACTGAGTATACATTTCCCCGCTATAAAACCGCGATCCACCATCGGGCGATAGCTCGGACGCTGGAGTCCGTGATCCAGGGCAAGATCGATCGATTGATGATCCTGACTTGCCCGAGGCACGGTAAATCGGAACTCGCCTCACGCCGGTTCCCGGCCTTCGCCCTCGGCATCGATCCCACCCTGCATTTCATCTCCGCCTCGGCCACGATGCCGCTCGCCCAAGATTTCGGCGGCGAGGTGCGAAACATCATCTGGAGCCCAGAGTACCAGGAGATCTTCCCGGACATCACCCTGGCCGAGGACACGACGGCGAAGAACCTGTGGAAGACCGATCAGGGCGGCACCTACTTCGCGACGGGTGTGGGTGGCAGGCCGATCGGTCGCGGTGCCGACATTTTCATGATCGATGACCCGTTCGGATCCATGGAGGATGCCGAGTCTCCGACCCAGCGCCGCAAGGTCCAGCAGTGGTACCAGGGCACGGTCTACAACCGGCTGCAGCCGGGCGGCAAGATCGTGCTGATCAATCACCGCATGCACGAGGACGACCTGTCGGCGTTCCTGTTGAACGAGGAGAAGAACGGCGGCGACCAGTGGTTCGTCCTGTGTATGCCTGCGATCCTGAACGCAGAGGCGGCGAAATACCTCGGCAAGAAGCCGGACGAGGCGCTGTGGCCGGAGGCGTACCCGCTGGAGGCTCTCGACCGTATCAAGCGGAACTCCGGCAAGCGCGCCTGGGCTGGTCTGTACATGCAGGAGCCGAAGGACGCCGAGGACGGGATATTCGACCGCAACTGGTTCAAGCTGTGGCCAGCGGGCAAGCCGTTCCCGTATTTCGAGTTCATCGTCCAGTCCTACGACACGGCATTCACCGATGAGACGAAGAACGACCCGACCGCCGCTGTCACGATCGGGATCTGGATTGATAACCGGAAGGACACGCCGGTCTACAACGCCATGGTCATCGACGCGTGGTCTGAACACATGGCCTACCCCACGCTGCGGAAGCGGATGCGGACGGAATACAACATGCAGTACGGGGCGTCGTGGGAACTGAAGGATCCGTTCGGCCAGGACGGCCCGACCGTAAGGCCGGACCTTGAGATCCACGATCTGCGGAATCCAATGTACGGGCCCCAGGCGTTTCAGCCGGGTGGGCGGCGCGCGGATATGGTCCTCGTCGAGGACAAGGGCTCCGGCATGGCGGTGAAGCAGGAATTGAACCTCGCGGGGTTGCCGGTAAAGGGCTATCAGCCGGGCAGGCGGGGCAAGACGTCCCGGGCGAATGCCATGGCGATCTATGCCGAGAACGGCAAGGTGTGGATCCCGGAGAGCGAGACCCGGAAAGGCCACGTCGTGGATTGGGCCGACGATTTGGTGTCGCAATTGTGCAGTTTCAAATTCGAGGGGTCGATCGCGCACGACGATTATGTCGACGCGTTCACGCAGGCGCTGCACCAGATGGTCCTCGACGGGTGGCTGATCGTCGACGAGGGCAAGAAGGATCCGACGAAGGACGATCACGACCCTGCTCTGAAGCGGCGGCGCACTGCGGCTTGACGCGCGGACCAACTCAAGGCATCTTCTGACCACGATCTAGTGCTGGAGGCGACGCTGGGCTAGAACGTGAGGCGACGCATGGGCCGCAGCCGTCCTGACTATCTGCCAATGCCAGCGGAGTACGCGGACGAGTTCGGTCGCGCGCCTGACCGGCTGGTTCCGCGTGGTGGCGGAAAGATCGCGTCATACCGAAAACCTGTCGATCTGAATGCCGTGGCCGAATTGGGCCTGTCCGTGCTGCCGGGGTCTGGCGATGCGATTGCAATCCGCGAAGGCCGCAAGAATTTCCAGGACATGGGCCGGTCGATAGAGGCCGGTGATTACGGCAAGGCGGCGTCGGACGCCATCATGGGTGGGTACGAGTACCTGTCCGCCGCGCCCGGGATCGGCGCGGTGCTGCCGAGTATAGGCGGGGTGATCCGCGCATATCACGCATCGCCATACGAATTTTCCACATTCAAAATCAACCAAGACACCGCAAGAACGGGCGAGGGCGCGCAGGCGTATGGCCCGGGCGGATATATGGCTGGCAACAAGGAAACGGCGAAACGATACAAAGAGCAGGTTCCGTATCAAGCAATCGTGCGAAAATTTCAGGACTTGTTGCCAGACGATGCGGAGTTTGAAGATGTAATGGACCTTGTCGGCACGGGGCATTTTTCCCCGGACCAAGACCGTGTGATTTCTGCTTTAGCGGAGGATGACTGGCTGGGGTTTGATTACCCGTCTCAGGCTATTACGGCGGCCTACAGGGACTTGGACAATTTTGATCCGTCTGACAAATTGCGCGAGGCGGTCAAAGGTTCTGGGCGGATGTATACGATCGATATTGATGCCAACCCGGAGGATTTTCTCCAGTATGATGCCCCTCTAAGCGATCAGCCGGAGTTCGTGGCGGCGGCACTGAAAAAAATTGCCTCCGGGTCCAGCCGGGCGGCAAAGTTAGTTTCTGACATGCTCCGTAATCCGCGCGCTTCCGGCGGCGACATTGTCGCGCGCGCCCGAAAAATAGCGCCGGATTTTTTTGATGACTTGCAAAAATCCGGCGTGGCCGGGGTGCAGTACAAGGATGCCTTGTCGCGAGGCAAGGACGACGGCACGTACAACTACGTTGTGTTCGACGATGCATTGATCGACATTAAGGACAGGGATCCATTCAGCCGAGGCGGACGTCTCCCCGACTATCAGCCAATGCCAGAAGAATTTTCGGAGCCGTTCCTGGGTAAGAGCGGTGAGGCTATCGGGTATCGCAGGCCAGACGATCCTTCAGTCGTGAGATATTTGCCGCAGACGCCCGCCACGCCAAAAACCGCGTCGGATATAAAATCACCCCAGCTACCAATCGACATCGACGCCGCCGTGCGCGCGTCCGTCATGCCGTCCCCGTCCGATCCGAATTATCTGTCCGTCCGTGCCGCGCCTATGCCGACGGCGAGGGCCGCGCCAGCCACTGCACGAGAAGCGCTGACGTCCGCCCTGTCCGGCCTCCCCGGGAACGCGGCACAGACCATTGCTGGCGGCCCTGGATCCGAACTGCCCATGGACCTGGGCATGGTTGATATAGCGCCGTTCGCTGGCGGCGTGGCGATGGGCGACGACTGGCTGGCCAACCCTGACTACATCAACAGCCTCGGGGTGGCGATGACCGCCGTGGGCGCGCCCGGTATCGTTGCCAAGGGTGCGAAGCGCGCACTGCGGTCTGGGGCGAAATTGGTCGACGACGTGCTGAACCCGTCGATCGTCGACGACATCGCGCGCACGCCAAAACCAAAGCGATCAAAGGGGGCTAAGACTTCGACTCGATCTGTCGGACGGGGCATCGCGGATCAGACAGATAAAATTCCTGGAGAGGTCAGCCAGTTGCGTGGCATGACAAACGAGCAACTTGCGGAATATCGGCGAGGCGGCCTGCTGCCGCACCTGCGCGTGCCTGTAGACAGTATTGCGTTTAACACTCCGCAGAAGCCTCTTCTGGTTAAGGACATGACCCAGGCCAATGCAGAGCGGCAGACCGAGGGCCTGTCGGTGCTTGAAATGGATCACGCCGACGCGGTTTATAGCGAGGATGCTTGGAAGATTTTTGAGCGCCGCATGAACGGAACGCATGATGCCAAGAAGGTTCCAATTGATGATGCGGTTGCGCCGCCATTCAATCTGATCAAGAAGCTCCAGAACCCGAAGGCATTGGAGGACGAGATCGCGTCCCTGACCCCGGCCCAGCAGCAGATGGCAAACGAGGGCCTGGAGATCAGCCGTAAATTCGGTGACGAGTACCGGGCGGGGAATGTTACGCCAGATGTGACGGGTGAATTGTTCTTGTGGTCTTATCTTTCTCGGATGCAGTCGGCGTTCCCGCAGGAAGCAGCATTTCTGGACGCCGTGGGAGAGGGGGTCGCGCCGTACATAGCCGCAGCCTATAGAGGCGAGTTCGATGACGCGGTGCTTGAGAGCTATCTGAACTGGGCCAAAACAGTGTTTCCTGAGGGTGTGCCCGGCCGATCAAACACGTCTAACCTGAACAGCTTTGGATCTCATTTTCTCAAGAAAATGAGCGAGCCGACAGCGTCTGGAGAATCTAAACTCGCGCGCTTGCACGACATGATGTCGAACCCTGAAATGAGTGGTCCAGAAATCCGCCGACAGTTTTATTCGATGGTGGAGAAGCCGGGAATCGACAATAAGGTTCTCAGTTTCACGCTGTTGGTGTCAGGCCGTCCTGACATGATGGTCATGGATCGGATCCAAATTCGGAATGCATGGGATGACGGGCGCTATAATGGCGAGAACATATACGACGGGTTTTCAGACGCGGCTGGTGCGCCAGCAACAGGATCTGGGTTGCAGGCGGAGCTATCTGGACCGAAGGGGTTGGCCCGATACGAGGCCATCGAGCGGGGCCTGAATGATGTGCTGCCTGGAGTGTATGAGCGCCTAGGACGCCCCGGCGAAGGGTCGGTTGGTCGTTATCACTGGGAGAGTTGGGTCGGGGCCTCGAACCAAGAGGTCGGCCACGGATCACTGGATGTGATGCTGAATAAAATCGCCGGGAAAAACGCGCCTGAAGCCGACGTGCCATCCAGGGAGGGGCGCTTCCATCAATACGAATACGGCGCTGAATACCTGAGGCCGCCGGGACGTCGCGGGGTTTACAAATACAAAACATCTGACGGGACGCCGTATTATTTCGACCCGGTTGATTTCAAAAAGATGATCTCGGATATTAGGAGCGACAAGGACAGATCCAAGCCCAAGTTCGGAGTTGTCCCGAAGGGGTTCAAGATCAGTCAGGCTGACAGGGCATTCTATGAGATGCCGGGAGTTGATCGCGAAGCCCTGGACAAGCTCATAAAGGAACGAGGCCGTGCTAGACCGTAAGTCAGCCAGACAAATGATGGCTCGTGCTATGCATCTCGGCGGCGGGAGCATGCTGAACGAGGAGCCACCGGGCGATCAAATCGGACAGCAAACTCACGAAGGAGGATCCCGTCTAGGCGTACCTCACGAACGCCCGATGGCAGAAAACGATACTACCAGAAAGCGCGTGGCCACGCAACTTTACCTTCCATCACCACGGTTTAGGGATATCTAATCATGGCGCTGGAACAAGAGTTCGACGTCGGGTCGCCGACGAACATCGTCCCCATCGACGAGATGACGGACGAAGACGCCCTCCTCATGGCCGAGATCGAGGAGGTCGACGGCGACCCCGCCGATGAGGGCCCCGCGCCGGAGATGCAGGAGTTCGAGGTCAATCTCGTGCCGTTCATGGACGAGGCCGACCTGGGCCGGTTGGCCGAGAAGCTGATCGGGGCCGCCGAGCGCGACAAGGAATCCACGACAAAGCGCGACGAGCAGTACGCCGAGGGCGTGCGCCGATCCGGCCTGGGCAAGGACGCGCCGGGCGGGCCTGCGTTTGAGGGCGCGAGCGAGGTCGTGCATCCGCTGATTGCCGAGGCCTGCGTCGATTTCGGCGCGATGATGATGAAGGAGCTGTTCCCGCCGGACGGTCCCGTCAAGGTCAAGATGATCGACGACGTGACCGAGGAACGCTCCGAGGCCGCTGACCGCAAGAAAAAGCATCTCAACTATCAGATCACGACCCAGTCGCCCGGGTTCATCGACGCGCACGAGCAGATGGCGATTCAACTCGGCCTGGGCGGGTCGCAGTACATCATCCACTATTGGGAGAACGGCGGCCCCCGGTGCGAGTTCGTCCCGGTGGACCGGGTGTGGCTGCCATATTCCGCGTCCAGTTTCAGGGCCGCGCGTCGGCGGACGATCGTCTGGGATCTGAGCGCGTCGGTCGTCAAGGAGCGGATCCGAGGCGGCATGTACGCCGACGTGATCGACCCCGATGTCGCGCCGTCCTCTGAGCCCACCGATTCAAAGTCGCAGCAGGCGCAAGACAAGGTCCAGGGCGTCCAGCCGTCCGGCAACAACGAGGACGGCGAGCGTCGCATCTATCAGATGTATGTCTGGCATGATTTCGAGGGGCTGGACCCGCTCGCGACCGACGAGGAGACCGGCGAAAGCGTCGGCGACATCCCGTACATCATCGCGGTCGACGTCCTCGAACGGAAGATCCTCGCGATTTACCGGAACTGGGACAAGGAGAAGGTGTCCCAGTTCGGTGACGTTGAGGAGGTCCATTGGGTCGTCGACTGGAACTTCATTCCGTGGAAAGGCCCGTATGCGGTCGGGTTCCCGCACCTGATCGGGTCGATTTCGGCGGCGCTCACCGGCGCGCTGCGAAGCCTGCTAAATAGCGCGCACATCGCGAACTTCCCGGGTCTGGTCCGCTTGAAGGGCGGGCGCAACAGCGGCGACACCGAACGCATCAACCCGACGGAGAACGTCGAGGTATCGACCACGGGTGGCGCGGACGATATTCGCAAGCTGGCGATGCCGCTCCCGTACCCGCAGCCCAACACGGTGCTGTTTTCCCTCCTCGGGTTCCTGACTGACCTCGGCAAGGGCGTCGTGACGACGTCGGAGGAGAAGATTGCCGAGGCGGGCAACAACATGCCGGTCGGCACCGCGATGGCCCTGCTTGAGAGCGGGTCGAAAGTGACGTCGTCGATCATGGGGCGCATGCACCGGTCGATGGCGGCCACGCTGTCCATCCTGGCGCGGATGAACCGCGACTACCTCGACGAGGAGCGCGCCTACGGCGAGACCGGCCTCGACATCGCGCGGCGGGCCGACTACGAGGGCCCGACCGATATTCAGCCGGTGTCGGATCCGAACATATTCAGCGAGACGCAACGCCTGATCGTGATGCAGGAGACTGTCCGCGTCGCGAAGGAGATGTTCCCGGAATTGAATTGGGACTGGGACGCCATGGCGCGTCGGTTCCTATCCCACCTGAAGACGCCGAACGCCGAGGAACTGCTGCCGCGCAAGCCGAAGCCGCAGCCGACGGATCCAGTCCAGGAGAACGTGGCGCTGGCCCTCGGTGAGATGCAGCAGGCGTTCCCGGATCAGATTCACGAGGCGCACCTGCGCGTGCATCTATCGTTCCTGGCGAATCCGCTGTTCGGCGGGTCGAAGATGTTCGCGGGCAAGCTGATCCCGGGCATGCTGGAACACGTCAAGGACCACCTGCTGATGTGGTACGAGGCGACGATGAAGGCCGCGATGACCGCGATGACCGGGTTCCCGCCGGAGGTCATGGCCGAGGCGACGCAGGGCACGGACCAACTCGCGGCAACGCAAGCGCAGGTACACCCGAAGTTCGACGAGATGGCCGCCCAGCAGGGGCAGATCGTTCTGCCGGTCGTCGAAGCCGCCATGAACCTGCTGGAGCAGGTCAGCCCGTCGGATGGAACCGAGATCATTCAGGCGCAGGCCCAGGCCGCGCTGCAAGACGTCGAGAGCAAGGACCGCGAGCGCCAGGG